CCGCATCGCGCATCGCTTTGGAAAAAGATGATTCGCCCTCAACTTTCATCTTTACGCCGATCGTATCTGCCATTTTCTCACCTCCAGCTCATCGTCCTAATGAAATCGTCCTCAATATCTTTTTCGGATGTGGGCACCCGATTGTATCCGCATTCCATAATCTGCCATGTGGCAAGCATGTCGTACAACATGGAAGATGGCATTGCCAACGCTGTCTCCATGTCCAGTCCGATATGCATGGCCATGTATAGTGTCATCTCGCAGGTTTGCTGGCCTACGCCCCTGCTTTTGCTTTTTTTGCCTGTTTGGCGACCACCTGACGATCGCCCTGCATGACTTCCTTAATATCCGCAAACACAGCAAGGAGATCATACTGGTCAACCAGTGCGGAAAACGCGTCATAGGTCGGAGGATCCTGCACATCATGCCCGGTCAGGTGTGCCCATTTGGCACCGTACACCATGCAGCTGTGCACCAGAGCCAGCCGCTTGTCGAAATGCTTCATGGCTTCGGTAAACTGCGCCTCATCCTCACAGTCAACGCCGTAGGTGTCGCGCATCATGAGTTTTACGCCTTCAGAATACGCGATCCAGTACGTACCTCCGGCAATGTCAATCTGTTTGGTTCTCATAGTTGTCTCCCTTCAAAAAGTTCCCCCTCAGAGTCACCCGAGGGGGAATTGATTGTTATTAGGTGCCCAGAGCGGCCTGCAGAGCAGTGAGTGCGGCGGCTTCGGTCTCATAGTCATTCCACTTGGACCACTTTGCCGGGACGCAGTCATCACGCAGGATGGTTGCCTCAAGGCTGGGAGTCTGGAAATTCACAGTCTCGCCCTGAGTCTCGATGCTGTAGTCCGGCACCTTGAACTGGCACTTATAGAGCACAATCACACGCCATTTAATGACGTTGTTGTGCACCTTCTTAACGATGAAACCAAGTCCCACATAGGGAGTCATGGGATCAGCATCAAAAATCACGCCGTTCTCGCCGTCAGCACGCAGGCCAAGGATGTCTTTTGCCACACCAAGCTCAAGCTCATCGATTTCCATGGTGGCAGTACCACCGCCGAAGAGAGCCAGGGCCTCTGCAGGGCCGTTATCGGCATTCAGGATCTCCGGATCCTTTCCTTCGGTGGTGATGTCGACACTCACGGCTTTGCCCAGCTTTTTGAGGCCGGTGTAGGTGGTGGTGCCGTTGGTATTCGCGTACACCGCGAAATACGGCTGAGATACACCAATATTTGCCATATCATTTCACCTCATTTTGTTATCTTGTTGATTTCCTCGTCCATCTTTGCCTGGATCGCCGCAACGATGCGAGCATGTGCAGCTCTCGCGGCAGGACGGACAAACGGATGTTTTTTGCGCCGGCTGGATCCGGACTCGAGCGATCGGGCGAGCATCGGGAGCGGCACGCCGTTGGGGTATTGCTTCTCTGTGCGCCGTGCGTATCCGCTCATGGAGATTTTGGTATTGACCGAGTCCCCTTTGACCTCAAACCGTGCCACACCGAGACCAGCGATCATGTCCGCTTTGTCATCCGGAAGCAGGCCCTCATACGGTTTCGCACTTGTGCTGTCCGGGAGTGCCCTGATTGCGTCCTCGAGTGCGCTGAGCATCTCAGACACACCGTCATAGAGTGCCACTTTGGCGATTCGCTCTCCGCTTTCACCGAGCTGGAGCAGCTTATCTGCAATGGTTTCTGCGCCTTTGTAAGTCATGCTTGCCATGAGATCACCTCAGCACGTTGAAAACCCACTCATAGTGCGTGTATCCAGTATCCTCTTCGTAGTGCGGACCGTACTCAAGCCGCCACGGGCACCCGATCGAATCCAGGGCCGCCTCAATCAGATTGGCCTTGTAATCGCCACGGGAGGAACGGCAGAAGAGATCCACCGTGCCCTCCAGCATTTTCTCGGAGTGCCTGCCGTCGGACATCATGTCGCGCCGGCCATCCAGCGCATACACGCCGTAGTCTTCTCGGAGTTCGTCGGCTTCCAGCCACTCACCCTCCGCAAACGGAATACCGGTGGCGTTGAGAGCAGAAATGAGATCATCGAAAGTCATGATTTTGACACCTTCCTTTCGATCGTCAGCTCAATGCCGCCGTCCTTCGTCATGTAGGTCCGGACTATTTGGTATTCACGGTCGTGGAACATCAGCCGCAGTTCGCCCTGGTACTCAATCATGTCAGCCAGCTTGAGCACCAGGGATGGCTGCAGGCCTGTGCTGAGTGCTGCATAGTATTCCTGCCGCCCAACGCTCTGTACGGTGCAGTACACCATGCGCTCAGTGGATTCCGGACGATCGTAGACTCCATGGGACTTGGGAGCATCCGCAATCAGGTAGCACACATCAGAGTGAAGCATCTGCACCACCCCAGTTCGTGTATCCAGTAGCTGTCTGCAGCTGGGCCTTCTGTTCGTTGTAGGAAGCCTGCAGGAAGTCACGATCATCAGGAGAGCCGTGGTGCAGACGGACATACGTGAGTACAGCCATCCGCACCAGCTCGTCAGACTCGCATACCGCAGCCTGGGTAATACCGGCAATGCCGAGATCCAGCAGCGCGGCCTGGATCAAGAGCCTGATCTCATCGTCATACTGATCCGTCGTGATCCGCAGTGTCCGTTTTGCGAGTTCCAGCATTGCCGGTCACACCTCCTTAGCCCCCGATCTGGGCCGCCTGGGTGATCTTCTGCATGCCATGCCAGACGGTCAGGTCAGCACCGGCAGTCTGCAGACCGCGGATACCAAGCATATTGCGCTTGAAGTAATCGCCGCCGTCGTCGGTAGACACCTCATAATTGTCCCACAGGAGCATCTTGATGGTCTTGGGATTGCCGTACAGCTGAGTGCCGGCAGTCAGACCAGCGCAGATGCTGAACGGAACGAGCATTGCACCGTCTTTGATCGTGCCGTTGTTGGAGTCGGTGAATTCGATCTCGAACACGGCCTTCTTCTCGTTGGTGCCACGAACAGCACCGAGGGTCTGCAGGTCGGCCTTGCAAATGTAAAGCTTGGCATCGCCGGCAACGGATTCATCCGCGTCATAGCCCAGGACGAGCTTACGGATGTAGGTGGCATCCAGAGCCATGCCGGTCACGGTTTCGATCAGGTCGCTGGCCAGAACCTTTGTGACGATCTTGTTGCGAGCCTCACGGCGCAGAGCAAGATAGGCGTTGTTCTGGACGCTGGCCTGATAGTTGACAGGGGTCATCTTTTTCACCTGGTTGCTGATTTCATCCAGGATGCCCCATGCTTCAGGACCGATGGCAACCTTGTCGAAGGTGCCGGGAGTGCCGCCGATGGTCTGGCCTTCGGTCACAGCCGCGACAACACCGTCCGTCTTACGATAGGGGAATTCCCAGGTACCGGTGCCAGTAGCATCGATCACGTCGACATCATCGACGATGGAGCTGACCACATTGGGCAGTTCGCCGATCTCATTGGAGACAGCCTTGGGCAGAGCAAGCTTGCCGGAAGCGACCAGCACAGAACGGCCTTCAGCGAACATCGGGATCCGCATGCTGTTGTGTGCGACGAAATCGGCAGCACGAGTCTCACGGGGAGAAACGGCAGGAGCGGCTGCACGAGCCTGAGCCTGGTCAGCCAGGTTGGCGACGGGAGTGCCTGCGCCATTGGCCACGGCAGTACGGCTCTCAGCAGCAGTGTCTTCGACAGCGTCGATCAGAGCCAGCTGAGCCTTGAGGGAACGGACTTCCTCGGTCAGAGCCGCGATGTCCATGTCCTCGGTGGGATTTGCGATCATGCTGCGGATTTCCGCAAGACGTGCATTAATCTGTTCACGATTCATAATTCATACCTCCAAAATAAGTTTGAGAAGTGCAATCTGCTTATTCCGCTGCTCCGTTGCGAACGCTTTTTTCGCACTCTCCAGTGCGGCCCCGGCACTCTCCAGTGTTCGGGACTCATCGCGTGCATCAATGGACGTTGCGTCATATGCAGGCCATGTCACAGCCGACACCTCAATGACGCGGCTGATGGCAGTTATGTGACGGACAGGATGGTCGGTGTCGAGCCGCTCCCATTTCTGTCCGGACACGATGAACGCGAAAGACATACCGGTAATGTCTCCGCGGTCAACAGCAGAAAAGAGTTCAGATGCAGTCGCATTCCGTGCGGTGTCGAGGTCGGTTCTGATATCCATGCCCTCGTCGCCTACGGTGAACTGCAGTGTAGAGTTTTCATTGTTGTTCCGGCTCCGTGCCAGAGGAATCATCATGTCATCGTGATTCACAAACAGGCAGATGTCGGTGAGATCCGCACCATCCAGCGCACCACGGTCGATATACTCGGTATAATCGCCGAAGTAGGTGTGGATCTCTGTGGGTGTGTCATATACAATCGGTCGGCCGGTGATGTGATCGCCATGCGCTTCGTTGTTTTCGGCTCGCATAGCGAAATTAAAAACACGCGTTTCTCGCGTGCCTTCAGCCGGGATCAGTCTGTTCTTCCTGCTCATCGTCAGGATCCTCCTCTCCAAGGAAGTGGTACTCGCCGCGGAT